CACATCCTTATTTTGAGTATAATCTTGCTCTATCTCGTAAATATTCTCTGTAGCAAATAGCATCAGATTCTCAAGAGTAGGCATTGCAATTGTAGTGTGAATAATATCTCTGTATATACATGTTTTATATCCATTAGATCTTTTCTGTTCAATGAAACCATTAAGTGTTTTTCTTAGAAATGCTATGTATGCAGTGGAATCAGAATATTCAATATCATATTTAAAATCATTTGAAACAGATTCTAGTAATGACATTTTAGCATGTTTTGATAATAAAGGTGTAATAATATTGCATTGTGGATATTTTAAAGCAGTTCTCTCTGGATTATGTCTTATCATAGTTGAATTTCCCTTGGATAATTTGGATTCTTCTAATTCTTTGATTTTAAGCAATTGTTCAGGAATTGAAAGCCCTAAAATTCCAAATTCATCATCATGGACCACACTAGTCTTATATTTCCTCATCATATGCAGAAAGAGTTTGTCATTTGACGAATTAAAATTGACCGTCACTGGATAATCATTGTAAGCCATTAATATAGAGAAAACATCTTCATCGTCATGAGCTGTCTTTCTAATGTTCATAATTTCAAACATCTTACCTTTAGTTTCTTTTTCTGATACAACAACTGTTGAGTATATTTCATTTGGTTTCAAGATTGCTCTGATATGAGACGTACTTTCATTCATCATTGCAGAAAATACTTCGTAATCCTCTCCAAATGCTTCTTGAACCCATAAGTATAAGCAATTATTTATGAAGAAGTCTGTTTTAGAGTGAGTAACTATAGATCTATAGGCTTCTCTTTCTCTAGTGTTAAGTATGCTATTAAATCTCAGCTCTAAGATTTGTCTCTCTATAATGCTAGGTGAATAAGAAGCATTTAGGATAACATCTCTAGTTTCAAATCTTAAAGAAGATTCTGTTTTAGTTGGAAATTCATCTTCAGGATCTGTAGTCCAAGGTAATAGTCCTTCTCGTATTGTATCTAATGATGGAAACTTTGTAAGAGCAATATTCAGCTTCCAGTGTCTTGATAATTTCAGATAATTTCCGTAAACTATTGGTAAAAGTGAAGTGTAAGAACACCCAGAATTAGCTGCATCATAGTATGAGTTTAACATGTTGCTGTAATCATTAAAGAAATTACCTGTAGTAGCTGGATCAACAAGAGAGTAAGAGAACTTGATGTCATTTTGACCTATACCTTTGCTGGATAAAAATATAGAATTAAATTCACAAGAGTCTGATGATATCCAATTTTTGTAGTCTGAAGTCTTGATGCCATAACAAACTAATATATCACCAATATTTGTAAATTGCTTATTCATGAATGATTGATATAGGTATGAATACTCAGAATAATCAGTTTTAAAGTTCTTATTCGATTTCTTATTTTCAGTTTCCTCTTTAATATCTAAGTTTGCTGTGCTTACCATTAT